TAATCAGAGCCTGTCCTTTTTCGCCGTGAACATAGCCACGATGATACGCTCCTCGTAAGGAAATCTTAACTTCCTCAAGGATGTCTTCTAGTGTGTCTTCTAGTACGTCTTTCATTGTTTGGTTGGGTTATAGTATTGTAAGTTTGTTTTGTTTGGATATATGCCACTGAGCATTTGTGATAAATATGGTTGAGATATTGAATAAATTATACTTGCTTCAGTTAATGATTTGTAAATAATCCCTGTAACAGAGTCAATAACAGCCCTACTTTTTATCTCACTCATTTTTTGTTTTTGAAAATCAGAAGATGGTCTAAGATTATTATCAAAACAATGCCTCATGTTTTCTAAGTGTGTACACCATTCTAGGTTATTTACATTGTTATTAGATTTATTACCATCTTTATGATTAACTTCTAGCGCATTTAATTCATTTGGAATAAAAGCTTTTGCTACCAATCTGTGTACATACATATTCTTCTTATTACCTAATTTATGTAGGCTTAATTGAATATATTTTTTTTCTAAATTATTTATTCTTAATACTTTCTCTCTTCTTTCCCAACGAGATTGCAAACTTTTTACTCTTCCTAAATTTGACACCTGATACAATCCTTCGTAGCCTTCAATGTCTTTCCAAATTTCTTCCATTACATTTAAAATAAAAAAGCCCGCTACGTGAGAGAGTAGCAGGCTTTAGTGGATTTTAATCCTAAAAACCACTGAAAAGCTCTCACCCTTTTCACTGGTCGTGCTACAAATGTATGCTAAACTTTTTTATTCTCCAAATAATCGGTTATCATTAACTCTACAACGTGTTGATACTCTTTACACTCTATTAATGCATATCCATCTTGCTCTTCGTGGATATGAATTAAGTAGCACCCTCCTATCTTTAAGTTGGTATTCCGTTCTAAAAGTAGCTTATATAGATTAAGCTGGATACTATACGTTGTTAGTTCGCATTCTTGTAAAAAACTTATAGGCGCAAGCATCCTCTTTCTGTATTTGCTGAATTCGTTAATCTCTTTATTAGTTTTATAATCTATAATAATTATCTCATTGCGCTTCTCACTCCAGAATAAACCATCTATTTGTCCAGCTATTCCTAGCTCATCGTCTCCAACGACTAGCTCTAAGGCGATAGGGTATAGGTTATATTGTGACTCAGCGTAGAAATCAAGAAACATTTTCTTGCAGGCTTCTAGTCTTTCTTTCATTAGTCCCTCTCCAAATCTTTCATCGTAAACCGAGTAGTCAATAGGGAACACCTTATTATTCCAGTAGTCTTCAGCTATCTTATGAAGAAGAGTTCCCTTTGTCCGAGAGAAGTCCCCTTTGAAATCCCAGTCATCTAACACCTCCTGCTTGGATATCTTCTTCTTCTTCGCAACCTTCTCTGCCATCCCTTCTGAGTCAAACTTTTCCTTGTACAGACCAATAAACCCAGTACCTGATATTAGTTGTTGTTCTCCTACAAAATACTTATGCTCCTCATCATAGTACTTAATGTGCTTAAACTTGGATAACTCCTTGTATATGTTCATAACCTGTCGTTGTTGATTAATTTTTTTTGTATCCAAAACCAAGAGTCCACATACCACTTCTTCCAATTCTTAGCATACATTTTGTTCGACTTTGGATAATAATTGAAATCGCCCCAAAAATCATTTTTTGTGTCAATATTTAATATTGTGCCATTAAATTTAAGGTCAAATCCCTTATCTAATAAAGCATCTATTTTATTGCTTTTTAGGAATCCAGTAAACCTTCCCATATGAAATATTTTTGTCCCAAGGTGCATCCTTCTATATGAACCATGATTAGAATCATCATCCTTTAGCTCATCCATTTCTTCTTTTATACATTTTCTGTATAGCTTATACTCCTCTATGATGGGTTTAATATCTTCTTTTGTTTTAATTTCTATCCAAGACATATTAAAATGGTGCTACGGTTACATTGTTGTCAAAATCTACTTCCATCTTATTAATCACAGAGTTGTGATATGCAGGCTCAGCTACTGTGAAACGAAATAATTCTTCTTCTTCATCCGCTACCCTATTAGTAGTCACATCGCAATACCTAACCACTCCACCTGTCATTCCATCTCTGTTCTTTAAAAGGATGAATTCCAGTGTGTAATCCATTGCTGGAACAGGTTGATTATTTGCACGTGCTTCTGTCTGAGCATAATAATAGGGTCTATACAATCCAATCACAACAGACGCATCTTGCTCGATATTACCTGAGCTTCTAATATCAGATAATTGAGGACGCTTGTCGCTTCGACCCTCAGCTCCGCGGGACAATTGACTCAGGCAAACAATTGGTATTCCAAGTTTACGTGTCAGCTTCTGAATCTTATTGGAAACAGAAGATACTTGACTAAAGTCATCCTGCCCGCGCATTTGATTGTCTCTAATCAACTGCATATAATCAATCACTACTATGTCAATCTTGTTCTTTCTACATTCGCCAGTCAATATCATTGACAAGTAATTGATGTCACGATTATCTGAGTCATAAAAGAATATAGGCAGTTGCTTTAACTCTCTAGCATTAGATAATCTAATCTTCTTAACGTCCTCTTGAGTGATTCGGTTAGCTTTGATGTCAGAGTACTTATACTCAGGTGCTTCGGATGAAATATAGCGATACATTAGCGATTCCTTTGGCATCTCTAATGAAAGAAACAATACTCTCTTACCTGTTTTTGCGGAGGCTTTTGCAAAGTCTAAACCTACAATAGTTTTACCCATTGAAGGACGAGCCGCCACAACAATCATACCTTCTTGCCATCCACCTAGTGCGTAGTTCAACTTCCTTGAACCAGTATCTATCCCCGAAAACTTAACGTTCCCTGCATTAACTTCTAGCTTATCCATTACATTATCATAGACTTCGCTAAGCGTAAATATCTCAGTAGATTTAGTGCCTTCAACAATCTCAGATAATCCGTTCTCAATAATAGATTGCATCGTTGCAACATCATCCCCGTCGCGAATAGCACACCCAAGCTGAGTAGCAATGTCGTTGTACCTGCGCTTGTTTTCTAATTCGCGAAGGGTGACACATACACTAGTCAAATCAAAAGCTCTTTTAGGGAGTAGCTTAATTACCTTAGAAGAGTCTATGTTTAATTCCGATTCCTTTGATTTAAGGTCTCTAAATATATCATAACGAGTAAACGCCTTACTGTCTATATTAAACTCAACCATCGAAGCGAATGACGCCTTCATCAGCGGGTCTATAAAAACTTCTGCATCTATTATTTTAGAGGCATCCTTTACTAGGTGCGGGTGCTCTAATAAATAAGAGACTACGTCTTCTTCTAATAAGGTATCTACTATGTTATTTGATTTCATCTTTAAAAATTATCAGGTATTTCTATTTCTGTTATTTTACTTGCTGATATTGGAGTAGTTGTTAGCGTAGTGTTAGGCATCTCATCTTCCCATACACGATGACCTATGTAGCGTTCGGGGTCTTTACGGTATTTCACTTCTCTACTAGCGATATATAATGGTAAAGCCTTAAATATATCTTCTATCTCTTTTTCTTTTAGCTTACTCCATTTAGCTTTAGCCTTATCCTTTCCTACCTTTTTGTTGTATAGATTCCAAAAGTCTTCAAACCTATCAATAGATTTATTATTTACTTTTTTATTATCTTCTTTATTATGTGGTTGAATTTTACCAGAGGTATGGTCATTTTTTACCAGAGGGGTATGGTTGAATTTTACCAGAGGGGTATGGTCATTTAATACCATAGGTATAAGCAGTCTTAACTCTCTGACATCTATCTCACCATTAGGTTTTCTTTTAACAATCCTTGATAGAATTCCTTTTTGTTCTAGTTGACTAACCCACTTACGTACATTCTCTGAGCTTACTCCAATCGCTTTACCTAAATACAGATTACTTGCATAGCAATATCCATCCTTAGCGGATAGACTGTGAATCAATCCCATAAGAACCTTGTGAGAACACGATAAGTCTTCTCTGTTTAATAACTCGAAAGGGATTGTTATAAAACTCATATCTCTTGCAGTATTTTATCTGCGTTTTTTATTGCATTAAGAATACCATCTATCTTTTTTACTAGTATATCATAAGACTCCATCTCAGGCTTAGCATACTTAAAAACAGCTAGATACTCATCTAATTCTATCTCGTAATACTTCTTGCGAAAACGGACAACAGCTAGAAATGCTTGATTCTTAATATCTTCTATATCATCCATTAGACAAAAATAAGCCCCCAAACCTTGTTGAGCAGGAGAGGGGGCGGTTTCAAGTTACCTTGAATACCGAATGTGATGACCTCAACTTCATCACACCCGATTAGATTTTCAAATCTAAATAATTTTATTCAATTATACAACTTCTGTTAAATAAATTATATTCATTGTTGGAATCCCCACAGTCCTAAACATTTCAGTTGGATGTGTGAAGATTAGAGTGCGAAAATCAGGCGTTCCCTCAAGAAATACCATAAAATTAGACTTCTCTTTGTTGAGTAAACGGTATTCAACAAGGTATTTCTGCCCTTGAATTAGCTTATTTGTGTCTACATTTGGATTATTTATCTCATAAATTTCTCTACGTGCACCTGACTCTGTCAAATATGTTCCTACTACTTTTCTCATCTTATTGTTTGTTTAAAATTATTTCAAAATTACCTTGTGCCATTACCGTGCGACCATCGACGGTATTGAATGTTATACCCTTACCGTAGACCCTAAAATTATTTACGCAATAGGTACTAAAATCTGTCTTGATTGTGTACTTACTCTCATCTCTTGATAGGAACAATGTTATTGCCACTCCCAGCAAACAAAACACGCCAACAAGAATTATGATTAACTCTCCTGATAACTTTCTCATAGTTAGTCTTTTAGCTCTAATTTATACTGCTTGATAATTACGTTACCTGATTGTGATTTTGTGTCAGGAGTGTTAGTTACACGGGAAAATATAATACCATTCTTATTCCTAACTACATTAACCCATACAGTTGGTTTTTTCTTTTGCATTACCACTACGCTAGGCGTATAACAAAATGCCATATTCTCGTCATGACACCAGCCAATAACATTATTGTATCTAAATGATACAATGTCAAGAGCCTTTGTCATATCTTGTACGTGATAAGCATTGTACTCTCCTGTTAAATACAATTTGTGATTGAACTCCACTGTGTTTTCTTTTTTTAATCTTGACTTTCTCATAATGTTTGGTTGTTTAATAAATTACGATTAGATAATATGTTGCGAGGACAAACACGCCCCCAATAATTAATTCAATTAACTCTTTGTATGTTGGTTTAGAATTCATCTTTTGTTCTTACTGTTAATTTAACGGGTGATGGGCTTTGATAGTCTGAAGTGCCACCACCTGTCACCTCATATATACTTACGTTTATATCTTCCTCATATAAGATATGGATGTCAAACAATGAACCGTTAAATTCAAATGCGTTCCATTCATCTAATTCTTCGTAAGGAATAATTGCCTCGCAGTCAACCTTGTTAACACGAGCATACACACACATCCTCTGCTTGAAAGGGTTTATTATTACATTAAAGCTAGTTGCCATTCTTTCCCATTTTCTTTACTTCCTCAAAAAATTCTTTCCATTTAGCATCTGTCATTGTATCAATATGATTCTTTAATAGATACAAGTCGTCTACAATTAAGTCGAT